TACTGGTGCTTTAAACTCAATCGTGGTTGCAACAGATCCATCATCAGAAGTATCAATGTCAGCTGGATCAACAACAATCTCAGAGAAAGGAAGAATCTTCTGAGTTGGGAATCCATTTTCCATTGTTCTGAGTTGGAACACCAAAGGAACATCATTATCATCCTTGGTTCTGAAGTAGACATCACACTTGGTTACGAATACTCCAGTATCCTCTTCAACTAAGAAAGATTGTGCCAGAGGGTCGTACCATCCAACAGTGACATCACGGGAAGTTTGATTAATCACTTGAGATCCGACAACTTCTGTTCCAAGGTTTCTGTTTACATTTCTTTCTTGGAATTCTTGTCTTTGTTCAACTCTTGCGTTTCTAACAGAAATGATATTTTCCTGAACGGTCTCAAGAGTTCCTGAAGAAGTAAAGGTTTCTTCAGCAATAGTAGTTGCTACATTTGGATCATTGTCAACATCATTGGTTAAAGTAAAGACCTTTGTTCCTGTCTCAAATCTTGGATGAGTAAGAATATTTGGATTTGGAATAAAGAAACTACCAGTCAGATTTGCTGCAAGGTCAGATATAAGTCTTACATTAGTAACGGTTGCTTCTGCACCACTGGTTGACCCTCTAAGAACCATTCCCTCAGCAACATATCCACTATACTGACCCTGTGCCTCATTAGAAAGTGAGAACGTATCAACATTCAGAATTGTTGCAGTTGCTGAATAAACTGCAGGAAGAGGGGATCCATTATAGGGATTCTCTCTGAACACTTGTTCAGGTGCATTATACTCACCTTCTCTATGATTTGATTGAGCAACTCTAAATGTAATTCTTGGTCTTATTCCAGTATCTACCGGGCCAAGACCAGTATCAACCATTCTACCAACTACAGTTTCTCCAATCTGGAAGGTTCCAGATGTCATTTCAATCTCAAGAAGTTTAGGTACACAATACTTGGTTACATTTTCTCCATCGAAGAAACCATACATCTGAGTCAGTGGTTTCATTCTCTTAGAAACGAACTCAATGTTTCTTGATCTCATGGTTGCGATCAAGTCTCTACTTACAGTTCTGTCTCCAACAGACTCTCTATCGAACTGCTCAGTAACAACGGTTTGTAATCCAGTTCTGGATTCAACTCCTGTTTGAATTGTTTCCCTTAATGTATCTTCAACTGTTGTGGTTGTTTGTGTTTCAACCCATCTTGCAGTTCCACTACCACCATTGATCCATCCACCAACACCTCTTCTACCACCTCTGGAACTTGTTGTTCTTCTTCTGGTAGATTCATTGAATTCAAATCCAGTCCAGTTAGTTTCCCATGCGTTCCAAACAATAGGAGCAAAACCAGTTTGAGGATCAAGATTCTCTGTTCTTGCAAGGAGTTCTACCGTTGAAGAATAATCTCCTTCAACATCAATAACCTTGGCATCAAGTCTTACAGTGTCTACCCAGGTATCAGAAGCAGGAGTAAGTTCCATCGTTCCCTGCCAGAAACTGATCAGGAAAGGAGTAACACTTTCAGTTCTGGTAGCAAATGGTTGATTAATGTATTCAACTTCACTATAATCAAGAGTAATTACATCATTTGCTTTTCTGATGTTATTACCTTCAATAGTAGCAAAGTTAAGATCTGCGGTTGGATCAGTATTGACTACTGGTCCAAAGATAAGATCAACGGAATTTGTATAGTGTCTTGGTCTCAGTTCTTTATTTGCTCTATCAATACTATTTTTGATTGAAAGAGATTCTTCTTGTGGTTTGAATCCAGTAAAGTTGTCTACAAAGAAACCAGACTTAAATCTATTAAGTCCATCAGCATCTGAAACAAATAGATTTGCTGTGGTGGTCTCCAACGTAGTAAGAGATGTGTAATACTCAAGACTTGAAATTCTGTTTTCAAGTTTCTTGATGTCAGACATTCTAAATCTCTTATGCTCTAAGAATCTAAGAGATGCCTGATTTACATTGTATAAGAAAGGTGGTAAAGTAATTTCAGCAACTTCAAGTGCTTCATCAATTGGGTTTGGTCTCTGAGGAAGCTCTGATGGAGTTCCGTAAACAACTTGGAACTTACCTTTCTTGTCTAAGAATACTCTATCAATTCTACCAAGGTAATGAGAGAATGTTGTAAGAATTGCTTCGTCAGATGATAAAGCATTAGTTGCAGAGTTTCCTGCAGCATTAAATGTTCTTCCAAGGAATTCCAGTGGCGATCTACCACCTTCTGCCACAGTATACTCTGAAACTCTTGGACGAATATCAATCATGTCAGAATTTGCAAATCCATTTACGGATTTGATCTGAGTTGCATAATCAAAATTCTTATATGACTCCACAGTGGTAATATCACCATTATCAGTGGATTCGTAAGAGGCACTCAGATAATAAATTTTCAGTTGCTTGGCAGGAGATACCGATCCCTCTTTTCTTTCCAGTCTTGCATGATCATAGAAAGTTTCTTCCTGACCAGTTCTAAACTTAAAGTTTGATGAAATATTGAAACTGTCAGAATTTAAAGTAGAAACAATTCCTTGAATCGCAGTCTCTTGGAAGGTAACAGTCTCACCTTCTGCAAATTGGATATCATTCTTATAGATGAATGAAATCTGACCAGAAGTTAGTTTTTCTGCAACAATTGCCTCAGCTCCAGTTGTTTCTCCGATGAAAGACTCTCCAACTAATAATTCGGCAGTAGTTGTAGATGTGCTATTAATGTCAGACAAAGTAACTTTAGGTGCAGTCGCATCATTTGTATCTGCAGATTCAAACACCCCATGAATCTCAATAACATCAGGGACATTCAGAGAAATTGTATGATCCTGAACTCTTGTTCCGTATGGATAATTTCCATTTCCATAATCAAGTCCATCATTCAGAGTTGTGGATCCGATACCAGATGCTTGGTTGTTTGACTTGTCAACAATCAGAGTTTTGACCCTGTTTTTGATTTTAATCTTAGATGTTGGTTTTACTTTCTTGAGTGATGCAATCAGAGTGGCACCAGTATCATTAGAACCAAGACCATAGATGTTTAACCCAGTTCCTGCAGTATTGATTTCAATCTTATCGGCAGATAATGCTTCTGTAGTTCCGTCAGATCTAATTAGTGCATATCTCTCTTCATCAAATGGTAAGAAAGATTCATTTGCTGCAGCAGTGATTTGAGACGAAAGTTGATTGGAAGTAATATCAACACTGAAGGTCTTTCTTATCGTAAGACTTGCATCACTAAGATCAACAGTAGCGATGTCAGTTTTCGGTAATAATGTGTAGAGAGTATTATCAGAAGATGAATCAAGTTTTGTAGTTACTAATCTGAAATCACTAACATCAATACTTGCTGTTGGAAGAGCTCCTGCTACAACTCCAGGAACTGCAGTAACTGCTTCAATTGAGATATTATTTGTTCCAACACTTGTCACTCTGGACATTGTTGGATCGGTTAACGTTGCTGCTGAGTTTGTATATTCTACAAGATCGCCAACTGAAAATGCTGATGGGAAAGCATTATTGGAACTTCTTACCGTGCTAACTCCACCAGATGCAGCAGTAATCGTCGCTACACCAACAATAATAGATGGTGATTGAATAACGTCAGCATTGAAGGTATTGATACCAGTGTTACCATCATTAGTTGCATATACCGACTTAACATCTGCCAGTGTATGTGCCGTTACTGCAATAGCAATTCTTCCGTCAGGCACGCCATCGAAGATAAGAGCTTCGTTTTGTATGAAGTCTCCTTCTACTTCATACACTGTCAATGCGGTTCCTACAGTTACGGCGTCTTTCAGGAATCCAGTAGCACCACTATTAGATCCTTTAATGAAAGTTGGGACAGAAAGAGTAGTTGACTGGTTAAGAGACAGATGAGTTACAGTCTGTACATCATACAGCGAAAGATCCCATTCATTTAAACTACCATTGTTGGCATCGTATGATCCAGATTCCAGTCTGTAGTCATAAACTCTTGCAACACCAATTTCTCTTCCCACAGGAGAAGTATCGGAAGTTAAACCAACTCTTTGGTCTCTAAGACTAAGAACATATGTATTACCAATACCAATATCAGGTGCTCTAAGAGTTCTGTTTACTCTCAGAGTTGGACCAGTATTGTATATAATAGACTGATCTGAGATTGTTTTTGTTGTTCTTGGTTTTGGAACATCGATGAAAGTCGTGCTTGCTACGTCAATATCATATCCACGAACGAATGCTCTACCGGGGGAGAATTTATAAAGTGCAAGATCATTAGTTGGAATCTGACCACTGGAAGTTAGTTGTCCTACGTTATATACGCCTCTGTTACCTTTTCCGTTGTTTAATGACTCATGAACGGAAAGATCAAATGCTTTAACATAATAGTCACCAGATTCTGCATAGGTTCTTCTGGCAAGAATATCTGTCCAATCTTTAAATCCTGGTCCTCCACCAAGATCACCTCTTCTGGTTTGAGATTTAATGTTACCATCTTCAATAATTGATAACTCAACAAACTGATTGTCGTCATAATCAGTCAGTGGTTTTTTAAACAGACTTACAGAAATTTTAAGTCTATCTGCACCAGGAGCTGAATAGTTATTGAATCCCTGCGAATTGTCATTCAGAGTTTCATCTGCATCTGCATTGACAATCTCTTCCTGAACAAAGAGACCAACTCTATAGTTGGGGGAGTCTCCATATTGATCAAGAATTAATGTCTCAGTATTTACATTTACAAAAGTTCCACGAACAAAATATACACCTTCTTGAATCTGGAATGCAGAACCTGTTACTGCTGCTTCATTCCCGATTGTAGTTGCAAATGGAGATCCAGCAGCAATGGAAGAATTACCAAGAAGACCAGATGAAATAATTTCATTACAGGTTAAGTTTTCTCCATCGGAAAAAACTTGAGTTGAATTATTAGTCGTACTTGAATTGAGATAGTTGATATAAAGAGTTAAATTTCCTCTTTCAGAATCTTCTGGAAGAAGAACCTTATCTACAACAGCACTTACTCCAGATGTCTCGCCAGTAATTTTCGTTCCAACTAACTGCTCAGCATATGCAGCAACAGGAACTCCAAGATAGGTATTTTGCAGTTGAATACCATAATAAAGTTGAGTATATCCAGTGTTACCAGGAATTACTTTTGCACCTTCTTTAAAAAAATGCTGACCAAACTTTTCAATCTGATTCTGAAGAATAGACTGTAAAGTAGTTAATTCTCTTGCCTGGACGGGATATCCAGGCTTAAATAAAACTCGGTGAAAGTCGTTAGCAGGATCAAAGTCGTCAAAATATGGGGCTACATTGAGATTTGTTTGCTGAGACATAATTCTTTAGAACTGCAAAATGATTTTAATATCTTCTTTTTGGTTAGATGATCTGGTAATTGCTGGTCTGTTATCAACGTAGATAATATTTCCTGCATGTTTTTTAACTTCAGGACCTGCAACCCCACTGGTAAATGACTGACCAAGATAATATGTCCTATTATTTATTACGGTAGTTATACCCGTGAACGAAGTGTCAATAGCAAGATTAGATCCACTTGAAGGAACAATCGTCACACTTCCTCCAGCGTCTGGAGAAGCAGTGAATGCTTTCAAATCAAATCCATAAGTTGGATTTGTAATCCCAATTCCAGCAGTTGTAAAACCAGCAAGAGATCTATCTTGCCAGTACTTTAATACTCCTGTTGTTGCATCATAACCAACAACTCTACCTACTGCAGTAGATCCAGTTGCGACAGTTTGAGTGAAATATGAGTCAGCAGTAAAAGAAGCAGAACTATATCCTGTTCCAGTTAATTTGAGTGCATTG